GCTTCATCTCCGGCATATTAGCTGATACGTCTACCGTTTGCAGGCTCGACGGGTCGGTGATGCTGACTATTTCGAGGCTCGTTTTTTCCTGACCAAATCCGGCACCCGTGAACGTGACGTTATGAGAACCGCCCGTGTTCATTTTGTACTCTAGTCGTAGGGTATCGTTTTGATTAAGCAAAACCCCCGACCCGCTCAATAAATATGAGTAGAAATTACCGTTAAAGATTGTACCCGGTTCATCTTCAATCGGGATCCACACTGGTGTGCCGTTGACAGTGACAGCAATTGTTATCTCGTGGCTCGTGTCGCTCATTTCGCCCAATACATTCAACCGCAGTCTATAGCGAGCCCTGAAAGGAGCGGTGTAGGTATCCGTTACCCATCGGCTGCCTGTGTCGTAGAAAGGCGCTGTATCGCTAAGAGTAATCGGGTAATAAGTGTTCGAGCTTGCAGGGGTTAATGTTGTATTGCTTTGAAAGCCCACCAATAGGGTGTATTGGTTTGGGTTTATCGTTCCAACGGGCATTCGGTTTCCTCGGTTCATTAATAGGTAGAGGTCCGAAATCTCTTCAAAGCCCGTGGAGGCGTCGAAAAAGTCGCTCTCCATTGTATAGCCTGCGTACGTTAAAATCTCCTCTAACAACTTAGAGGCGCGGAAATACGGCGTGAAGTCGCCGTGTTCGAGTGGGTCGGAAGTAGACCATAGATTCTCGACTCCCTCTTCATTCGTCCAGTTTTGCCCCTTGTCTGGAAGGCCGTAACGAATGATCCCGCTCGACAAAGTACCCGCCCAACTCGCCTCTATATTCGTTGCGTTTAACGTGTGGTTGTAGGAGGAGAGGTCGAGTTCGGAAAGCATCGCATCACCTATATCGTGAGATAGGTTCGCCGTCTCCCCAAAGAATACGAGTTCAACATCTGCGTACTTGCCCTTCTGCACATAAATCGCCTTCACTTGGACGAAGCCCCGCATTACGGGAATCGTGTTATACGAAAGCTCCGCGTCTACTTTGGTCTTGGGATCCCAATCCGGAATGAGTCCGAACTCGTTTACCGGGCCAAAGTAATCTTGGTTCTTCTTGGTGAGCGGTACGCGGAAGGTCTGCGAAAAGCTGGAACTGCTCGCGTTGATTTGTTGTATGTCGGTGAACTGATACGAGAGGTTTACGGGTTCATTCTCGTAGAGTTCAATTTCGTTTCCGTCAATCGTAAGTCTTAGCATCGGATAATTTGTGCGAGTTCAACTTCGAACGAAGTAACAAAGACCTTCGAAACGGTTTCCTCTTCTACCTGCATCGAGTTGGTCGAGATAGTAACAGGAACCCAAGTACCGTCGATTCGTGCCATTACGTTTTTACTTCTCATGCAGTATTGCATAAGGGTGAGTTCCTCGATAGTGAGAATGCCGTTTAACTGGTAGCGTTCCTTAGCTTCTAGTTGATACGGCTTTATTTCGCGCTCTGAAGGTGCGAAGGTGAAGGTTGCCGCGTCGTAATCGCCCACAATCTTTCGGTACGTCTTCTCTTCCCTTGTTACGGTCTTTTGCTTCTTGCCGTTGAAGCGCAGGTAATCCCATCCGCCGCGCGTATTTGCCCACGCCAATTGTACCGCTTCGTTTTTAGAGTAGCGGCAATCGTTGGTAATGCGAAGGATATTCCCGGTCTGTACGTTTAAGCCTGTGGAAGGAATCACGTCGTAGTGTCCCCATCCGCCAGTTACAGAGTTTAGCGCGTCCGACAAAGGCTTGTAAGAGGCAGGGTATACGTAGGTATATAAAAGGCTTCCGGTTACGTTTGTAGCGTTTGCTGCCCAACTTGTGGATGGTACTAAGCCTCCATTTGTCGCGTTTATGTCATACGTCAAGGTATCGTCCAAACTGCCGCCAGCATTGTATATCTTAATTTGCAGCCGCTCTATAAGTGACCCGGTATCGTCTGTATTTAGAAACGCGGCGATACCGTTGTCTTCAATGGCTGCCTTAACTTCTATGACGTTGTTAGCTGGCACGCGATCCGTCAACCATACCTTACGGTTCGACTGAGTGCCGTAGAAGTCCGCGAATCCCGGATGCAAGCCCTCGGAAATCTGTTCGTATCCATCGACTAGATACACCGTCTGGTTATCTTCATCGAGTTCTTCCGTACTCCCGTCCCATTCTCCTACCTTGACCTCGTACCGTTTAACGCCGTTGTTCGCTCTTGTAAAAATCTTGTTGTGAATAACGTGTATGTCGGTCGTGGCTTGATATTTCAAGTGGTCAACTTCTACGCGCCCTGTCACTACTTGCGAGAGGTCAAAAATTCCGGTATCGTTCGTATTGGGTGCGAGGTATAACTTAGCTATCTCCGTTCCGTTCTCCTCGACTTGCACGATAAAGCGGAAGTCGTCCGTTATCGTGGTGTTCGTGGTGAGCGTATAGATGAGGTGCTGCCCTGCCGGAAACCAGTTCTCGCCCGGAGAGGTTTGTATTGCCGTTGCCATTACTTAACTGTGATATTTCCGAGTTTCAATTTGAACTTATCCTTGAGGTCTTCCGCTACTGCGTCGCCGATTTGCTTATTAAAGCGACCAGAGACAGCTACGAAGGCTTTCTCATAGAACCGAAGTCCAACGATTCCCTTACGTTTGACCGCCCGTCCAAGAGCAAACGCGAGGCTGTTCATATTGCTTTCGCTTTGTTTCTTGAATCGCCCTTTTGCATCCCTTGGGCGGATACCTTTTGCGCGGATCCATCGCTTCAGCGCATCCCGGTGTTTACGGGAAGGGTTCTCAAACTTGTATTTATAGAACGGGGACTTTTGATTTTTGCGCGTTCCATCTACACCCCAATGGATGAACGAGGCGTATTTGTTCGCCTTGCCCCTCGCGCCGAAGGTAACCTCTCGCACTTCGTTCCCTCGTACCCGGACGCGGTAAGAAAGGGAGCGTTTCAGCGTTCCGGTTGCTACGCCGTAACTTTTGTTTTTGCCTATCCTACGCCCTCCTAGGTGGCGTTTAGCGGATTTAACTACCTCATCGGCGAAGCGAATTATTACTTCGTTGAGGTTCTTCATATGCCCGCCTTTTCGCTTGCCTTCTTGCAGTGGTTCGGCTCGATGCTGTCGAGGAGTTCAACAAGCCACAGCCCGACCTTTGAAAGTGTCTTCTCGCGTTGGTTGGCTCCGAGTACCGCAGAGACGGAATGAGTACCGAAGGGAATGCCTCGCTTCGTTAGAGCCGCTGTAAGGAACGAACCCGAGCAAACGGATACCACCTTCGACACGGAACGAAAGAAGCCGTATATAAGCCCCCAAATCGTTCTCACGAGGTTTTGTGCGGTAAACCATAGGGAGTCGAGTACGGTAAACACGATCCCGACCGGGATAGCTACCGCCGCCAAAACGATTAAAAAGAGAACCTTAGATATCTTCTTCAGGAAACCAGCCATTATCAATCATGTATTGTTGATCCCGAATGGTGGTATCGCTTGGGACGATATGCCCGAACGGGAACGAGTTATTAGTTTGAACGTATGCGGAAAGCGAATACCGTTCTTCGTTTGAAAGCTCAGGAAAGCAAGCCACCAACCTCTCGAGGATTGCAGCGGGATGAACGTGGATAAGGTAATCCGTATCCACTTGCAGCGCGTTCTGTACGCCGTCGGGGTGGACTACGATACCGAACACGGTGGAAGCCGCTTCGCCTTCTGCCTGAATGAGTACGGGCCGCGAGATATTGTAGAGTTCTCGCGTGATTTGGTACGCTCGTCTTTCGCTTGTCTGCGTGGGCGTTGGTAGAACTATGATGTATCCGTTCATATCGTGATTCCGTAAAAAGTTGCCATATTTGTAGCTATTCCCGTTCTATCCGTGTCGCTTTGATTTGAATCCCATTGGATGTATTCTTGTTGATAAATCTCGGGAGCGGTATAAGTCAAAAATCCTGGGCGACCTTGAAAAGCAAAAGAACCGCTAAAGTGTCGCGTACCGCTCAATGTACCAGCCGTTGAAGCTACGTTGTTTAGGAATATCTGCCCGACTGTATTTGAGGCTTTGCCATAAAAAATATTTTGATTCGTATCCGCCGCTGGCCCCGTTGTTGGATTACCCCAACCTAAACCGTATGTTGGTGTGCCGTAATTAGCCACCTGAAAACTTGCCTGATACCAAAACAGCGGGTTTCCGCTTCCGCTTGCCCTTCTATGCACGTTTACAATGTCGCAAGTGTTTACGTTCGTTCCTCCCCATCCGCTTGTTTTTGCTAGTTGTTTTGTGCCGTTAAGGAAATAAATTGCGGGTTTCCCGTTTTCCGTCACTACCCCCGTTGTACCGTCGTAAATTTTCGGCATTGCACCTGTTGCAGCTTGCGTTACCGTATTCGTGCTAGCTTGGTCGTACCACTTGCTCACGAACCCGTCGTTACTTCCGCAATGCGCCGCGAGTGCCACGGTATCGAGTTCGCCGAATACGTTAAAGCCGATGTCAGCGTAGCTGCTCCCGTTGTAAACTTCTACCGCGCTTCCCGTATACGTCGAGTCCAAAAGGCGCAAAGAATAGGCCGCCGCCGCACCGCTGTACGTGTCGAGCA